AACATCATAATATCTAAAGTATTGATTACCAACTGCACCATAAGCTGAGTTCAAGGCAATCTTTTTTGACCATTGAATATTATGACATCTTGCAATCTCTCTTGTAAGTTCTTTACTAGGATTTTTTTGATATTCTTTTTTTGCCTTAATCATTCTTTGTTTAAAAGTAACACGGTCATTGTACATCTTTTCCATCATTTCAGGCAAGAAACCTTGACTATCATTTTTAAACTTTGCACCGTTAGGTGTAATACAGGCACCCTCTGTTTTAAGATAATTAAGTGGTACTTTCATATCAATCATTCTATTTACATCAACACCTTGACCACTTTCACCTAGTATTTTTTCTGGCGATATATTATATTGTATAATAATATGTGGATATAGTGAGTTAATATCAAATGAAACAATCCAATCGTGGCCACCTAGTATAGGCTCTTTTACATAAGCGCCTTCGTATTTTGTTTCTTTACTATGTTCTTCTCTTGGTGGCACACATATATTCTTTTGCATTAAATGGTTTGCAATCAATGTGTCCCATACTCTAACTTGTGAGAATATATCATCATAGTTTACTTTTGAATCATATGCAACTGTTAATGATAAGTCAATAAGACCAAGTTTATCTTCTAATGCGTCAACAATTTCAACATCTTGAATATTGTAATCAATAAACTTTTGAAAATCTTTCTCGTAAAATTCTTTAAATGTATCGTAAGGGTTTTCATTCTTTGGTTTATTTAATTCTAACTCACCTATAAAGTCAAGTTTGTAGCTCTCTTGTCTTTGTGGTATAAACCATTTGTATAAGTCAAGGTAATCTAACATAGCAACACCATAAAGATTATATACTGTTTGAGTTCTACCTCTTACAGTTATTTCTTCTCTATGTGCTAAGTTCCAAGGCGACATTCTATTTGCAACTTTATCACCTGCAATTAGTTTTATTCTATTCATTAAATAAGGTAAGTCAAAGAATTTTGTATTCCAGCCTGTGATAACATCTGGATGATTTTTAATCCAAAACTTCATAAACTCAAACATGAGTTCTTTTTCGTGTTTACATTTTACATAAGTTACATCTGTTCTATCTGTATGATAATCACCAACACCCCAAGTTAGTATCTGTTTATTAGATTGATTTTTTACAGTAAGACAAATAATTTCTTCAACAGGATTTTCTACATCTGGAAAACCACCTTCACAAGTAGTTTCTATATCAAGTGTAAATATTTTAATTAGGTCTTTATCCCATTTGATTTCTTCAGGATGTTCTTGACCAATGTATTGATAATGATATCTTTCTAAACCATAGATAGGTGAGTTTGATGTTGCAACTTCTTTACGAAACTTACGAGCAGCCATAATATCTCTAAACTCAATTGGTTTAAGATACTGACCTTGTAAAGTTTTATATACGGAGTGTTCTTGAGTCAAAGCATATAAAGTAGGACCAAAATCTATCTTCTCTTTATAATCTTGGCCTTCGTGTATGCCTCTAACTAGTAATTTGCCTTTGTGTTCTATAACATTTTTATAAAAGTTCATCATTCCTCAGTTTAACAATTAATCCATCATCTTCTTGCGTCAAAGTTATTTGACAAGCCAATCTACTTACACCATCTTTAAAGCCTGATTCGTATTCTAACAAATCAATTTCAGGTGTATTATCGCATACTTTACCATGTTTGGCAAGCCACCTATCATCAATATATACATGACAAGTAGCACAAGCACACGCACCACCACAATCTGCTGGTATTTCAGGTATATCAATCTTTGAAAAAAACTTAGCAGCTTCCATAAGTGAGGCGCCTACATCTACTTCAACTGGTATCTTACTACCATTTCTGACAAAATATACCGTTATCATTAAAGTTTAGGTACTTTAGTTTCGGTAATTAATTCTGCGCCTGGTGTTAAAATACTACTTGTATTTTTTTGATACGAGGCTAATATTTCTTTTTTTGGTTTAACTGTTGTCACCACCTTGTCTTGTGCAATAACAATTTTATCCTCATCTGCATATGGCATATAAGGCGTCATCATTAATTGTACTGGTTGACCTGGTGCTGTTTGTGTGGGAATGATAACAAAAGGTTTTTCAAAATTATAATTACCAGTAGTATCTTTATCTAACTTGGCAATTACATCTTCACCTGTTTGCAATCTTACAATTTTCACATCTGACATAATTTACTCCTTCATTATTATATATTATAACACAACTTGACTTATTAGTCAATGCTGTATTTGGTTGTAATCACATATTTTCTTTGTGGGTTTACCATAACATTTAATCGTTTCATAAATGCTCGGTCAAGTAAGATAGGTGTTCTATCTTCTCTATCATCAATGGTAAATTCTACATCTTTATAGAAACCACCGGCAAATTCTACATCTAATTTTATTACATAACGGTCTTCATCATAATCTCTCAAACCACCAACTTTAATACTTTCTACTCTAACTATATCACTTGTTATAGTTTTATTTAATAAAGACCATGTAACTTTTTTATTTGACATGGGTTTAATTTTATCAGCATGAATAACTGGCATACCTGAATTACCCGTATCAAATTTTGAAATTAATTCACCAAATGGTTTTATGGTTAAAATTTCTTTAAATCCACATTCAGTTGGTACTGAATATCTGTTTTCTTTTTGTGCAAAATGATTAATAACTTCTTTTGCAATATTCATTTTGGTTGCGTCTTCTATACCCTCTGTGCCTGGTGATGAGTTAACTTCAAGAAAATAAGGTGGTTCTTTTTCTCTATCTTTACTAGGTATGTAATCTACAGCAGTCCAATAACCACCAACTGCCTTAGAAGCCTTTAAACATTCTTCTATTTCTAATTCTGTTAATTCTATTTTTTCTGGTTTAGAACCTTGCGATACATTTGACCTAAAATCTCCCTCGATTACTGGTCTTTTCATAGCCGCTAAAAATTTACCACCTAATATATGTACTCTTACATCATATTCTGTTTTAATATATTCTTGTACTAATAGGTCTGCGTCTTCATCTTGTTTGTGAATAAGTTGTACTATTGAGTCTAAACCTTTTTCACTATCTATAAACAATACACCAACACCTTTACTACCTCTAAGTGTTTTCATTATAAGAGGAAACTTAATGCCGGATTCTTTTACTTGTTCATTTGATTTTTCGGGGTCGTTAATTAATTTTGTTTTTGGTTGTGTCAAACCATAATCTGCAAGTCTTAATGCTGTTCTATATTTGTCAGCACACATATTAATAGTTGTTCTAGGATTTACAAGTGTTGCATTTGCTCTTTCTAAAATAGAAACAAAATCCATCCAACTATCTTTTCTTGTTATACTACCACGAATAACTGCAACTGTCATGGCGCCAACTTCAAAACCTTTTTTATCATCTTTGTTATGAAATTTACGAACACCATTCTCTAGTGTTGTATAACCACCTGTAAGTTTAAATAGATAATGTGGATAACCTAACTTATCACACTCTTCCTTTAATCTATCAGCAGTATGAAAAGTTTTAGCTTCTTCAGGCTCATCTGTAACGATAAGCAACCTTAAAAAAGGTTTTTCTTTTGTATCTTCGGATATGTAATCTTTAAACTTTGGTACTAACATTAGCGCTATCTTGTTGTGGACTTTCCTTATCTTCAGTTTTCTTACCGATATTATACTTGGCAGATAATATCCATTCTTTTTTTTCTTTGAATGGTAAAACCTTAATTTGACTTAATGGTGCCTTATCTTCGGCGTCTGTTGGTTTTACTATATCAATTAAGTTCCAATCTTGTAATAAAATAGCAATTGTGTTTCTTCTTTGAATATCGTTAGCGACTAATGTAGCTTTTTTGCCGTCTAAAGCAAATAATTCTTTAAAGTGTACTATAAAATACTTACCTTGTTTGTGTAAAATATGGCAAGATTGGTATAATGTTTTATCTTTTCTACTTGCAACACCAATTCTTGTAAGGGTTTCTCTGACTTTTAGAAAGTCATCTGGTTGTTTGATGGTGACCTCTAGCATATTTTCCGGTGACCATGATATTTCTTCGCTCATTTTTTTCTTCTCCCGCCTTTGTCTAGGCTTATTTTTATATCGTCAATTTGTTTGTCGGTTAATATGCTTAAA